CATACGAAGAATTCCGACCAGCAAACTTAATCATCTCCTGCGGATTCTTATACACAAACACAATGAACTTCCACAGATGCCGCTCATCAACAAACGAATTACGACTCATATGAACATGCAGACCACACGAACGCGAATTCCAAGCAGTCACATCCTGCTCACGAAGCGCCTCAATCGCACCCCACGGAAAAAACTCTTGATAAAAATCAAGACTACACGGATGGGTCACAATCTCAAAACCATTACTTAGCGAACCATCCTCTTTCAAATACACCAACTCACCATAACTGGTAACAGGTGAACCCCAATCGTTTGCCTTCTCATAAAGACGGTCAGCAATACGACCACGAGAATGCTCGCACTCTACTTCCAACTCAAACCCCATATACAGGCGACCTTCTTGGCCCCTTCTTGAAGCAGTCGGAACAGCATTCAGCTCATCCCAATCAACATCCCGAAAGATACTGTTAGGCCGATAACTGTAATAACGAATATGCTCACCCATATCCTCACGTCTCTCTTCTTCTTGTTCTTGTTCAATCTGCTCTTCCATTCGGTAATAGCAGTCTTCGCAATAGTACTCACCATCCCACTCAGCATAAAACGCACTACCACGACGCATCTCATCACAACAACTCACACACTCCACAATCTCATTATTCATTGCTTCCCGCTGCGCAGCACGCTCCGACAAAACACTCCGTCTTTGAACATCAGCATTAAATTCTTCCTGCGCGGTTTCTGCTATCACCACAATCCCGTTATCTACTTGTGGTTCACTCGTCATCGGATTCGTGTCAACAATATTTTCTATAACCATTTCCCCATTGACAGCAATACGAGTTGACACACCATCAATCATCATCCACGTCTCTGTAAACTCTGTAGCCGGCACCTGCTCCCCACCTTCACTGGCAGTTGGCAACCACCCACCTTCACTGAAGGAAGGAACAACTCTCACCAGCTGACCATCGACAAACACTTCACTAAAACCAGGCATAACAACCTCCACCTCCCTTAAACGGATAAAAGGGGGTTCCAGTGAAAGGAGAAAACCCTGGAACCCCCCGTAGGCCACCCGGGACTCGAACCCGGACCAAACAGATTAAAAGTCTGTCACTCTACCATTGAGCTAGTGACCCCAACACCCAACAAACCCTCAACAACCACACACCTATCACACCCACAATTATGCGTACCCCAATCAGTAAACTCACCATTGTGGTACTCATAAAACAACATTGCAGCAGCTTTCCACTGCTCCACCAAACCAACCACCCGACCAAACTTGATGGCCGCCTCCTCAGCCATTACCACAGCAGCATCCGCAATCTCAAACGCACGCTCAGCAGCAGCAATCGCAACATCCAAATCACCCGACATTTTCCCACTCCCCATAAAATAAACCACCCGACTCGATTTGTGCGGCCAGCGCAAAGGGGCCCGGCACCGTGACCCGTACCCCTAGACAGGTACAACATCACAGAGCCGGGCCCCACGCACTCGACTGCGCAGCAGGCGAGTGCGACAAATGATACGACATCGTCGTATCCGATTAGTCCAGCCGCGACGACTCGACCCTGGATGGGCCGAGCCGCCACGCTGACTAGCAACTAGAACTTGATAACCGGCAGAACCGAAACCGCAGTGCTGCGATTCATCTCAAACTCGTCCACGAGTGCGAGCGACTCCTTGGACGCGGCCTGATGAGCGATGCCGTTAGCCACCACGTAGGTCTGACGCGGGTACTTGAGGTCAATAACCTCCTTGAACCCATTCTCCTCAGAAACCCACGAAGTCTGCTTCTTACCCTTCGTCACAGCCTTCACGAACCCGAGCGCAGACCCGGGCTCGACACCCAGTTCCTTGACCTGCTCGTTACGAATCCACACCTCGGCCTGAACGCCATTCCCATCAGGAAGACCCCGGACAATCGTGGAACCTGCTCTGCCCGGCTTACTCACCGAAGCAACAATGAACTTGAGTTCAAACTCCATAACCTATCTCCTTTGTGTAGTAGGAACTTACTGCTTACTAACCTATCTGTCAGAGCCGAACGCGCCCCGCGATAGCGGGGGGCGCGTTCGGCGGACACTCAATCCTGCCAACCATCCCAAACATCAGAACGACCCAAATCCGACGACAACTCGTCAACATCTGGGCCGTGGTCGTGCTGGTCAGGAGCAAGCCAATCCGAAGAACGAGTACCAACCCGCTCACCGAACGCATACTCACGGCAGAACTCCTCAATCTCATCAAGACTGAGACCATCAGCGTTCACCCCCTGAAACTCAAACGCCCTACGAAAGTACCGCGTCGTAAACGGGTACGGGTCGTCCAAGATTTCCACAGGCTCGACACGCCGCAACATATCATTCAGATTCACACAAACTCCCTTCTGTTCCCCGTCGGGGCGACGGCGAAGCCGCCCCGACGGGGAACCCACAGACGACTAGACCGACGGAATCTCGTTCGTCGGGTCGTACAACCACGACACGAACTGAACCACCGACTCGGCGTTGTCACACAGAGCCTTCCAGCCCACCTGCGTCACGAAATACATCGCCCAGTCCGTACCGAACGCCAGTTCCAGTCTGTCCAGAACCGACTCGGCCTCGTCGCTCAACGCGGCGAAGTCATCAACGACCAAGTCGTCAACCTCCTCCACCACAATGTCCCAACCTTCCAACACGACTATCTCCTCTCGTTAGTTGTTGATGTACTAGCACTAGAACTTTGAGGGAGCCACCCCCGACACGCGGAACGCGTCGGGGGTGGCGACCAACTCAATCCAAGTCAAACTCAGCCCACACCGGAGCCTGAAACCCGTGACAGTACGCCTGCCACAGGTCAAAGTCCAACTCGCTGTACTTGTCCCACCACGCCCGCCACGCCATCCGCGAAGCAGAATCCCACGGTCGGTCAGTATCAGGCTTAACCTCCAGCAACGCTGCCGAAAGAGCCTCAGACGCAGCCTGCGCCTGTATGAGAGTGAGCCGAAGCACCTCCCACCTACCACGAACCTCATCCATATCCCTAACCTTTCTGTTTGGGGGCCGAAGCCCGTTTTGCTAACACCTTGCGAACCGCCCCCTCAATGGGGGCGGTTCGCAAACTCCACTAGCACATCAGCGTGACACGCCTCCGGTGAGCACCAGCACACCAAGTCGCGCCCCGCCAACTCACGCACAGCCCGCAACATCGCAGGCGACCCAGCCAACCTTTCACGGTAAAGCCGAATCACCTCATCACGGTCACCGTGCTGCCCTATGACAAACGGGTTGCCCCATTTCGTCGGACGCCCGACATACACCGCATCAGCGGGCACACCACGCTCACGCTTACTCCACACCCGGGCCACAGCCCCTCCTTTCATTTATCCCTAACGGTGTACTCGCGGTTGCGAGCACCCCACCTAGGAACGACGGTGGGATGCTCGCAATACCGAATACACCACCCGACCACCCGACCACCCGATGTTTCCTCAATGGTTAAACAGATGGGGGAGGGGGCGACGCTTGCGTCGCCCCCTCCCCCATCGCAGACCCGTCGCTAGACGCGACCCCGGGACAGACTAGAAGATGTCACCGACCTTTTCCAAAGTCGTGCCACGCTCCACACAGACCGCCTCGACGGCGGCAATCCACATCAGCACGAGCGATTCGTGAGCCGCAGGATTCTCCAGCGCCTCCTCCAACTCGCCCGCGAACGGGAACTGGGCATCCACACGACGGTCCGCCTCATCGGCGATATCCCTCGGGACAGACCAGTACCACCACAGGTGCCAACTGGTCAGGTCTGAGATGCTACTGAATGTCAACATACTTGCTCCTTTGTTAGTTGAAGTTGTGGGATTACTGGAAGTTGCCCGCGAACGCGGGCGCGTGCCGCCGCCCCCCAGGGGCGGCGGCACGCAGATGGTTAGCGGCTAGAAGCCGTAGTGGGACTCGCCCCACTCACAGTCGTAGCACGCCTCACCATCAGGCAACACGGAGATGAACAGTTCCACCTTCGCGTCACGCGACGCGTGACCAACGCACTGCTGCGAGTAGTTGCCACCACCGTCGGACCAGACACACACAGTCCCTGACGGCAACACGAGCCCCTCCTCCAGAGGGTACACGACATCGGTCGGGTAACCACGACGCTCCGCGTGGCAGTCAGCCAACTCGGCATCCAACAGGTACGAGTCAGCGAGGTCACACCAGCAGGTGATGTCACTCAGCGAGTCGTGGTACCCCGCGTCAAGCGACACGATGTCATCACAGCACGACGCGTAGAAGAAGTACGACCCAATCCGGCCAGCAGTGAGCCACATCAGGTGCTCCCACACCACAGCCGGAGACTCGCACGACTCCGAGTGAAAGTGAATCATCTGGCGGAAGGATTCCCGCAGTTGTTCCGAAGCAAACATAAGCCTGTCCTCTCGGGTAGACGCAGGAGAGCGAGCGCCCTAAAACCTGCGTGGAGGGAAGATGTTCCCCCCTCCTAGGAACGACGGAGGGGGAACATCTCTACCTCACCACCACGCAACACCATACCCACAGCATCCCTAAAGGTAGACCCGACGCGGCCAGAGTTGTCCGGGCGGTCACAGTGTGCGGCTATGGTTGGGTTGTGTGGGAACGGTTTGAGCCGTTCGGGGCGACAAGTTACCACAGAGTAGGGGGGTAGAGGGGGGCTAGCCCCCACTAGCATATAAGGTGGTACGAGGCCATGTCCGGAGCGTATAGCCCCCAAAACTCGGATACCAGACGTTTAATTGCCGGCTGTGGTATCTACCACTTAACTTTGTGTGACCAGTACCGTGCACTCAGAATAGACGGGTTAGGGTCCTGCGCATTATGCCGAGCATAATATGACTTGCGCTTAGCCTTCATTTTGGCTGACGTCGGGTTACGGCCAGCAGTCTTTGCACCCTGCTGCCCAAACCGGATGGTCTTGACAGTCGAACCCTGTTTGGCCACAACGATGTGAGACTTTTTAGGATGGTCAGGGGTCCGTTTCGGCTTGTTATAGCCGGACACCCCGGCCCTAGCAAGCCTCGGGTCCCTTTTGGTGCCAGTAGTCTTTTTAGAAGCCATTATTTTCCTCCACGGGCACGACGTCCAGCTGCTTTGGCTGCTGGAGTGTTAGATACGAACTGTTTGCCTTTGCGACTTGCCGATAGTTTCTTCCGATTTGTAGCCGACTTTTCCGACCCCGAAAGTTCGCTCCACGCCTTTTTCGGCAAATATCTTGTCGTACCAGACTTTCTAATAGCAGGTTTTCCATCGGACGTAGTCCACTCCTCTTTAGTCCACTTTGACAGCTTTTTCTGTGCAGAAGTCTTAGGCCCAGTATACCCGCCACCAGCCTTCTGATAACGCTGGTTTAACAGTTGTGCTTTACGGGCAGACCATTGACCGGGCCGGCCCCCTTTGGAGCCGGCCATAATCTCATTTTTGAGACGGGTCCGCAACGATGGCTTGTTGTATGTCATTTCTACTCCTTGACCTGTGGTATCACCTCGCCCGCTCCTGCGGCGAGGTGGACTATTCCCGTCCCCCCCTATAGTCCCCCCCAATCGTTACATCAACAAAACACACCCAAAAACTGCTCTGCGGGATATCTGGTATGTAACGATTGGGCTTCTTTTTGATGGCTTCAAACGAAGAACTTGTGTTGTCTCCGAAGCAGGAGCGGTATTTGGAGTGGCTGTGCACTGTGCCGTCTGAGCGTCAGCCTGCGACAAAGAAGCTGCTGGCTGCCGAGGTGGGTGTTGACGTGGTAACTTTGCGTCGCTGGGAGAAGAAACAGGTTTTCCGTGACCGCTGGCAAACCTATGTTGACGAGACTCAGGGGTCGCCAGAACGCTCTCAGAGGGTGTTGGACAGCCTGTATGAGAAGGCTTTGGCTGGTGATGTGAAGGCTGCCCAGTTGTATTTGCAGGCGACGAACCGTATGGCTCCGCCTACGGTTACTGTGAACTCTCAGCAGAAGTCGTCAACCCTGTCGGATGACGAGTTGGATGCTTTGATTGGGGCTTTGGCTGAACGGGAGTTGGAGGCACGTAAGAAGTCTCCGTTGAGGGCGGTGTGAGTGCCACAGTCGAGTGTCCGACCTGCGGGTCTGAATACCCGCCGGTTGCCTGTCGTTGGCGTTGCCCAGAGTGCGGATACAAGGATTCTTGTTGTGAGGGCGAGCCGAGAAGGATGAGGGACTATGACGAGTAAACCCACCAATGACGCAATGTTTGAAACCCTTCGGGAGCTGTACCCGTCTGTGGCACCTACGTTGGGTGACCTTTTGTCGGCATTCTGGGCAGATAACGGGCTAGAGAACCGTGGAGCCCTCCAATACGCGTTCTATGCCAACGCTGGCGCCCCCGGCACCACGTTGGGGGACAATGCGAACGCATTCTGGGGTGACACCGACTACGTGTATTACAACCTTGATGCCGAGGACGGAACAGACCTGCTATTAGAAGACGGCGGTTTTATCCTCATGGAAGCAGGTAACGTCTGATGTCTGACAAGAAAATTACCCAGCTGACCGCACTTACCAGTCTTGCAGCAGCCGACCTGTTTGTCGTCGTAGACGACGTTGCCGGCACCCCTGTCAGCAAGAAGATTGCCGCTTCCGATATTGCCACCTATATTGGGCAGTCTTTGGCTGATTCGGCAGACATTGTTCTATCCGCAGCAGTATTCAGTTAACGAAAGGCAATCATGGCCACTTTTAACAAGCTCACTCTTTCTGGTTCGACCGACGGTCGCCCCGTAAAGGTCGCTGCCACGGCAACGCCGGGCACGACCATCCATACCGGTTCTAGCACCGCTACCGTCTACGACGAGCTTTGGCTTTATGCACAGAACACGGACTCGACAGACCGCAAGCTGACTGTCGAGTTTGGCGGCACCACGTCGCCGGATGACTTGATTGAGTTCACTGTGAAGGCCGAGAACGGTCTGTATCTGATTGTGCCTGGGCTGGTTATTAAGGGTAATGCGACTCCGCTCGTTGTCCGTGCGTTTGCTGCTACGGCGAACGTGCTGACCATTTCGGGATATGTGAACCGAATCACCGCCTAATATGCCCGGAGTTAACAGGAACCGTGCCCGTGCATCATCCACGGGCACGTTGGCGCCCCGTGGCCGACGGTCCGGCAGCGGCCAGGTAGATTCACTGTGGCGTGGTTCAGATGGCCCACCCACATCCGTTGAGTACCTGATTATTGCTGGCGGAGCTGGCGGTGGCCGAGGTTCTGCATCCAACCTTTACCGAGGAGGTGGTGGTGGTGGTGCCGGATTTAGGTCTGGCACACTAACCAACCCTACCTCGGGTACTGTTACCGTTGGCGCTGGTGGTACTGCCGCTGCCAACGTCGGTGGTAATGGAAACCAGTCGGCTTGCTTTAGCAATACAGCTGCCGGAGGATTCGGCGGTAACGGTCCCGGAAACGGTCTTGGTGGTGCGGGTGGTACCGGTAGTTCTACTGGCGGAGCAGGCGGTAATACGCCTGCCGGTGTCGGTGGTGCTGGCAACTCTTCATCTATCTCTGGCGCTTCTACCGTTTACGGTGGTGGTGGAGGTGGCGGTGGCGCCACCGGTGGAGCCGGCGGCTCAGGTGGCGGCGGCAAAGGCGGAGACGACTCGCTCAACAACGCTGTTGCAGGAACCGTCAACCGCGGCGGAGGCGGCGGTGGTGGAGACCTTCAGAACGGCAACGGTGCAACTGGCGGTTCTGGCATTGTCATTATGCGATATGCCGACAACTTTGATGACCTTTCCAGCATTAACGTCGGACTGACATGGACCCTTACCGTTTCTGGCGGATTTAAGATTTACACGTTTACTGCTGGCACTGGCACGGTGACCGTCTAATGGCACACTACGCATTCCTCGACGAAAACAACATTGTCACCGAAGTCATCGTTGGCCGCCACGAATGGGAAGTCGTCGGAGATGTCTCCGACTGGGAAGCCCACTACGGGGAAATCCGCGGCCAACGTTGCCTACGCACTTCGTACAACGGCAATATCCGAGGCTGCTACGCCGGCATCGGATACACCTATGACGAAACGCTAGACGAATTCATCGCACCACCAGACCCAGAGGAGACCCCAGATGTGGAATAAAGTCCACCCCACCCAGCGCGCCATGCTCAAGTCATGGGCCAAAGTGT